AATCGCTTCATTTGAAGTAAGGGAATATTAAACAAAAAAAGCCCAGGTACTCACTTTCAAATGAGTGCTTGGGCTTTAAAATTACAATTATTTTACTTCATACAATTTTGTTGTTTTGCTCTCATTGTTATAAACGAGTTTTAACCCTAAAAGATCGGCTAGCTCTCGTACTTGAACGTGTGTCCTACCATCTATAATCACTGCCGGAATAGTTTTTGTATCATTAAGCATAACTTTCGCTTCTGTAATTTGCGTCACTTTTACTTCCTCCAAACCATTTAAAATGTGTAGCTTGAATTGCGCCTCGGTAATCCCCATACTCGCTAAATACGAATACGGATCTCTATGTGTTGTGCCTTTAAGATTATCTGTAATCCATCGATGTGACTTAATACCGTTGCCTGCTCCATCCAATACAACAGGTATTCCAGCCTCTTTAGCAAGTTCACGTAACAACCAAATATAAGCAGCATAGTCCTTTTTAAATTGTTCTTTATCTGCTGTCCTCGCTAATTCAACTTGTGCATAGCTAAGTGGATTACCTTTTGGACCACAACCATACTGTAATCTGCCAACTGGCGCAATTTGCACGATACGTCCTCCTCCACCTACCCAGTGAGACGTAAAAGCATTAGCTTTATTACGGTTCATATAAACAATTTCATTTTCTAAAGCATTTGGACCTGTGTTATTAATATTACCTGATTCATGGGCAATGACATATTTTACTGCCGTTAAAGCCTTATTAGGTAGTCCTGACATTAAGCGTTGTTCAATTGTGGATGTCATTTCACACCATCCTTTTTGTTATATTCCATCGCTCTTTCGCTATCATTTAGTCCTGGCGTTGTTGGATCACTCACTACGCCAAATAAAACTAACATGGCAAGCACAGTATTGAAGATATCTGTTACTTGTTCATTGTAAATCGTTGTATTATACCCAAAAAGCGCTCCGATTTGTTGAATTAATAACAGTAATAACGAAAATGTCCCAAAAAGAAATGGCTTGTGTTTTAGACGTATTTTCCAGTTAATTTTCATATTAAATCGTTCCTCCTTTTATAATATAGGTCAACAATGCTCCCACTAGTCCACCAATAACTAATCTTAAAATCCAAGTTGTATTATCTTTAATTCCACCAATATCTTCTCTAATTTCCCTGATATTTGATTCAGCAACGGCTAAGCGAGTTTTCACATCATTCATATCATGTTCTAACTTCCCAATACGTTGTTCATCCATTAGTTCACCTCGGAAATCAATATAAAAGCCCTCACATCTACCTGTGAAGGCATAAAAAATAACGCTAAGCCTCTGCTTGCGTTTTCTGTTCATCCATTACAGTTAGTAACCCTGTATATTCATCATCTTTCAATTGGTTATTAGCATAAAAAACATTCACCTTATTTAACATAGCCTCATGCTCATAACGTTTGCGATCAATTAAAAATTTACATAGTTCATAGACTGACATTCTACATTCCTCCTAATAATTCACTTCTTGAAACTAGATATTCTGTATTAAGTAATGTTTTTGCCTGCATTTCCTCTAAAGTTGGTGTTGGTTCTATTGGTGTTGGCTCAGGTACAACTGGTGCAGTAAAATCCCTTGTTTCCTCGTCGTAGTCCCAGCCCTCTTGTATCTCTGGTTTGTCTGTAATGTCAATAATGACAATATCAGGCGCAAACTCTGGAACTGTCTCTGCTTCAAAAATCCAATGCGCTTTGCCCCATAATATTTGTACGTATCGTTTCATGTTATTCCCACCATTTCACTGTTAGTATGCCGTCGCCGCCTTTGCCTCCAATGTAGCCGCCAGCAGTTCCTCCGTTACCACCAACACCAATCGTTACCGCCATACTTGCCAAAGGCGTCACTGATACTTTGTGATCGTATACAAAATGACCGCCACCGCCACCAGCGGCTATTGAGGTATTGTTTAAGGCTGTGGCACCCCCTCCACCAGAACAATTGCCCCCGTTTCTTGAGCTTTGGCTAAGAGAGCTCGCCGCACCGTACCCGCCGTGGTAGGGTCCGCTATTCCCGCCGTTTCCTGCGCCAAAAAATTGATTGGTGTAACTATTATAAGGACCTTGACCACTTTGACCACCAGGACCGCCAGCGCCACCACCTATTGAGCTCTCTAGACCAGCAGTACTAGCGCTACCACCGCCGCCGCCA